CAAGGAAGGTCCTCTACACTACATATACGGGGATAAACTAAAGTACTTCCCGCCGTTCTATCAAATAGAAGGGTTCTTTGATGATTACGTGGAGAAGCATGGAGCATCTCCACTACATATAGCAGGAGAACCCTGGTATTGGTTCAAAGAGAAAGTTTACTATTGGTTAGAACCTAAAGGTGGAGTATGGAACAAGATAGCACAATTCATAATCAAATTATAGTTGTTAGATGTGAAGAACGTAAGTGTGACATATGTGGCATAGATATTGCAATAAAAGAAGTTTCATTATGGGAAGAAGGTAAAGAACATTGCAAGGAGTGCATGTATGTTGAAGGATACAGTAAGAGTAAAGATATCATCTGTACTGTCTAGGTTTGAAATCAGAAGCGGGGTAATCGTTATAGACGATAAACCTCATAGAGTATTTGAAGATACGGAAGTATTTGAAAAAAGGACAATATGGGTAAGTGGAGCATTACCGTATGAAAGTACAAATGGATACCAATTGCAATTTAAAGGTAACGAAAGAAAGAAAGGAATTAGGGTAAGTCCCAGTTAATTTTTGGGTTAAATGCACAATATATTGAGAGCGAAAGCTAAAGGACCATATTATATACTCAATCCTAAGTTTCATGCCCTCGTAGCTCAACTGGAAGAGCACCAAACTTCTAATTTGGATGTTGTAGGTTCGAGTCCTACCGAGGGTATATGACAATATATATGGGCGCAGGAATAGTATCACACGGATTGGGACCAGCAAATCCATGTGGGTGCACAAGCTCATTTGATATGGAATATAGAATTGATAAATTATATAAAGGAATTTGGATATATAGTTGTAACAATTGTAAATCAAAATGGAGACCATCAGAGTTTGAAACTAACACTTGAACGTGCGATTAAGGCTAACTCGCACACTATAACTATTTGTAGTACTCCAGAAACAGAAACATATACATGCTTCTTACCAGAGACATATAGTGAATTACCTCTTTTTGCAGTTAAGTCACTGGAAACATGTTACTTAATTTTACTTGATGTTGTTGTTCCCTATATAAATGATTATGGAATGGACAACAATACATATCATACTTTATCAATATCTATACAAGAGTGGATGAGAGATGAAGACTTATGAGTAGGTCCAGAAGGAAAGAACCATATGTAGGACATTGCGCAGATAGCGATAAACAAGATAAACGTAAAGCAAATAGGAAACATAGAAGAGTAATAAAGGAAGCACTAAGGAAAGAAGATCCCGAGACAGTTGAGTTTAAATTACTAAAGGAAGTAAGTAATGAATGGGATTTCAGTAAAGATGGTAAACTGAGATATGATCCCGACGATGAGGCATGGGAAAAATACAATAGGAAATAAGAATGCCAACAAATAGTTTAACTTTGCCCGTTTTAACAATAAACGGTATTGAATTATTAAATGGCGGATCAGATGTATCGGTTGACGATATTGTTATTACTAATCCGATGACATTCAGTAGTTCCGAATTATTGTGGTTTAGACCTGAGCCTTCTCCAACTATATGCATGGGAGGAGACATTGTCACAGTCAAGAAACGGTATTAAAATTAAAGTAACCCAAAATGAAGATTTTTTGTCAGGTATTAGAATTATAGATAAGTCTTACACGTATACTTTTGGTGGTCCAGTAAGAAGAGTGATACCCGCCATAGATATAGAATATTTACCTGAGTCACTTCCATTCAAGATCAATCATTTTTGATAACTGTTAGTTTTGATGATGAGATGATTGAAGAGCAATTTCGAGATTTTCCCGATAAGATGATATGTATGGATGGTATTATTAGAACCATTCCTGGGAAACCTCATCCTTGGCGCGAATCAATTAGAAAAGCAGCTAAAGAATTTGCTATGCATAAAGAACAGAAATGGATAGAAGAAAATACTAAACAGTAACACTTGCCCTTATAGTTCAACAGTAGAATAAGAGATTTGTACCCTCTAGATCCTGGTGCGACACCTGGTGAGGGCTTGGGACGAACAGAGTAGCTCTCTTTCCGATACCTTGATTATCGGATAGTCCCTTTATCAATCAAGGAGATAAACGTGAAGTATTGTAAGAAATGTAATGTGGAGGCTTTTCTTGAATAAGTTAGTTTGTAGATATACTAAGTCATTACGTAATACACCTTTTGAGCAAGAATTAAAGTTCAGTAATAGAAAGACTCTTCTCTATAGGTTTCATAAGTACGAAAGTCTCATTGTTGGATTAGTACTCCATGAAACTAATGGATGTGTAACTGCAGAAGGAATACCAGAAGCACAGAAACTGTTTCTTGCTTCTCCATACGATAAACAAATATGCATATTGAAGAGAGCGTTACTTGCTGTAGATCTCTTGACATAGGATAACATGAGAATATTGTTTGTAGGTGTCTTCACAGAAGACAACCGTTCTACTAATGATGGGCAAGCAAGAGGATTAGAACAGAACGGACATGAAGTAATAAGATATAATTATAGAATCCGAAAGGACGAACTTGGTTCTCAACAGAGAGATTCTGAAATTATATGTACTGCTGGTTATGGTTTGTGTGACTTAGTTATATTCTCCAAATGTAACGGAGTCAGTATTGAAGTAATAAGCCAGATAAAAGCAGTTGGTATACCTACTTGCTTGTGGTTTATGGATGCCTACCTTCCTAACCACTGGACAGAAGAACTCATACTTAAGATGCAGCACTGCACTTATGTATGTTGTGACAAGTACCAAGCCGTTGGTGCTGCGTTAAATTATAATCCACGCACATATCACGTATGTGAAGGTTATGATGATGAAATAGACAAACCTTACAACTACAATAGAGATATAGATTGTTCCTTCATTGGTGACCCATATGGAAATAGGGGCGCAATATGTAGGTTCTACAATATTAACATATTTCAATCCGCATATGGAGAGGAACATGCTAAGGTAGTTAGTAGATCTAAAATCAACCTAAACTTCTGTACAGGGGACTGTGCATCAGATAGAGTCTATAAGATTCTTGGTGCAGGTGGACTACTGCTTACAGATGATTGGTATGGTAGATCTTCAGACCTTGAAGATGGCACAGATCTTGTTATATTTAATAATACATATGAACTTGCTCAGTTGATAAATAAGTATTTGGAAGATGATCATGCTGCACAAATCATAAGAGACAACGGTCACCAGACAGTAAAGCAATATACCAGAAAGGAATGGGCAAGGAGGATAATAGAATATGCAAACTAGATTATATCTTATATTAGCAAATACTAGATCTGGACACCATGGTATTATTAATTGGATCATGGCACAATTTCCAGGATACATATATCATAAGAATGCGTGGATCTATGATGCTAATCTCGATGAGATGCGATCTGACATGGAGAGAACTCCAGATGAAAGACATAATAATGGAGAACATAAAGCAGAAATTCGAAACTTTGAAGATTTCGATCTGCATTATTATAAAGACATACGTAGATTGGTTGAAACATTTAAAGTATGTACAATTATTGTATATAGGGGAGTAAGAAACTGGTTAGCGTCTCAAGTACGTAAGTACTCTATAACAGGAGATTCTGGAGCTATTAGTGTTAATATTGATGCATATGATCAATTCCTTAAAGAAGTACACGGAGAAACCCATCTTGTTCCAAATAAGCTTTGTATCAGCTTTGATAAGTGGTTTAGTAACCAGAAGTATAGAGAAGATATTGCAACATTACTTGAATTAGATTTTACTGACAATGGACTTAATGATCTTGGTATTCCTGGAGCTGGAAGCTCATTCGATGGTTATAAGTTTACAGATAATGCACAACACATGAATGTACTTAATAGACATGAACAAATGAAAGATTATCCCATTTATAATTTCTTTATGAAGGATGAGAGATTAATGAAGTGGGAAGCTATGGAGTAAGAATGTTTAGCATAATAATTGTAACATTTAATAATATAAGATATTTACAACTCTGTATTGATAGTATAAATAAAAATAGCCATTTCGAAAATCAAATATTTGTACATGTCAATGGCGGAAATGATGGAACTACAGAATGGCTTGAAGAACAAGGAATTCCATTTACTCATACTGCAGAGAACATAGGACTAACTGCAGCAGCGAATCGTGTAGCTATAAAAGCATTCAACCGTTATGTGTGTCTGATAGATGATGATATGTATGTTCTCCCCAATTGGGATAAAGAATTAATTAACTTCAAGAATGAAAATAATCTGAGTAATGAGGATTGGCTCTGCTGCACAGCAATAGAAAGGAATGCTGGATGTTCGGGATCTCTAAATGGAGATTATGGAGATATAGATACTTTTCATGAAGATGAACTATTAGCCGACTACAGACACATAAAGGCAGTGCCTATGGTTTGCACTCAACTCACTCCCCTCCTCATAGATCTTGTTACGTGGAAGAAGATAGGTGGCTATGATGAAGACTTTTGGGTCATAGGTGCAGAAGAAGGATTAGCAATGAGAATGCACAATAATGGATGTCAACATTTCGTCAGTGTACCTAAGAGCTTAGTTTATCATTTTCAATGTATTACATCTGACAAGATGCCTAATAGACAATTCCATTCTATACGTAGAGAGCAAGTATTTAGTGATAAGTATGGTATGACAACAAAGGATTTTAATGCTATTATAGGAAGAGGAAATAAATGGTAAAGTCGTTTATAGTATATTCTAATAGTAGAAGTGGGCACCATGCAATCATTAATTGGATGGGAAAGCAACTTCCTGGTTATGTTGAACACCATAATAGTTGCACTAAAGAATTAGAACAAGGAAACTTAGTATCTGATACTGGAAGAATAGAAAAATATAATAATGGTGAAGATAGATATAACATATATAGTTTTGAACAATTAGACATGAAACTATTGAGAAAGTTTGATGTTCCATCTATGGTTGAAAGTCCAACCAATATCATAATTATACGAGATATATTGAACTGGGCAGCATCTCTAACCTTTAAAGTTAAAGATTACAATGTCTTATGGGACCCATATGTAGATAGAGAAGGTAGGATCAGTTCTTCCATGATTAACATCTATAAAGATTTGCTCATTGAGGCTATAGATCGAACACTATATCCCACGGTAATAGGATACAATAAATGGACCACAGACGAAAACTATAGAAGTAATCTTGCTGGTGAGTTGGGTATGACATTTACTGATGATGGTTTTGAAGAGATGCCTTCATTCGGAGACGGAAGCAGCTTCTCCTATTTCCAATATGTAAATAAGGCAAGTAGTATGGATACACTTAATAGATGGAAGTATCTACCTGAAGGAGTTATAACAAGAATACTTTCCGATGCTCACCTTTTAGAATTAACCAGAAGCTGTCGTGATCTTATAGGACCAATTCCATGGATGGAACAAGGAGTACTTACATGAAAGCAATATCCGAACTAGATATACCTTCCTCATATAGACAAAACAAATACTGTAATGTCCTTGCTGGGATATGTTATACATTAAATCCTGGTAATATAGTTGAGTTTGGAATATTAGAAGGATACTCAACAGATGTATTTCTTAGATCTACTGATGCACAAATAGTATCTTACGATTTGTTTGAATCTATTGGAGACTTCCCTGGAAACAGAAGCCAGTTTCATATTATACACGATAGATTTCACGAAGATATAGTTGAAGGTAGATTAATTTTGAGACCAAAAAGTTTCTATGATGCAGTAGATGATTTCTTGGATAATTCGATAGACTTAATACATATAGATATAGCAAATGATGGAGATGTTTATGAGTTTGCTATTAATAATTATATGAGAAAATTAACATCTAATGGAATAATGATTCTTGAAGGAGGATCTCAAGAAAGAGATAATGTAGAATGGATGATAAAATATAATAAGAGAAATATAGGCGAAGTAATAAAAAATACTAATGCATTGGTAATAGAATCATTTCCCTCTATTACTATTATGAGGAGAGGATATGATACCATTATTTAGAGTATTTATGCATGAAGATGCCGTAGAAGCATCAGTAAAAGTATTGAGATCAGGATATATAGGTCAAGGTCCTGTGGTGGAACAGTTTGAAAAAGAACTATCTAATTATTTAGATGACAACGTAGTTACCACTAACTCTGCTACTTCCGCTGCACACTTAGCGTTTCATATGACAAAGAACTACGATACCCAATATAGAGATGAAGTCCTTTGTACTGCTCTTACATGCACAGCAACTAATTGGCCTGTGCTTGCAAATGGACTAAAAATTAAGTGGGTGGACATTGATCCTAATACACTTAATATGGACATAGATGATCTTGCAAGAAAAATAACTAATAAAACTCTAGCAATTAATATAGTTCATTGGGGTGGTTATCCAATAGATTATAAGAAGATGTATGAGGCTCTCGATAAAACAGATGATGCAGTTTATAACTATCCTTCTGTAATAGAGGATTGTGCTCATGCCTTTGGTAGTACATATGAAGGTTCACCATTATCTAATCAAGGTGGCTACTGTATATACAGTTTCCAAGCAATAAAACACCTTACATGCGGAGATGGTGGTGCTCTTGTACTTCCACACCTTAGTCATGTAGAAAATGCAAAACTACTCAGATGGTATGGTATAGATAGAAATACTAATAGTAAAGATTTTAGATGCGAAGCAGATATTCGTGAATGGGGATTCAAGTTCCACATGAATGACATTAGTGCGTCTATAGGTCTTGCAAATCTTAAACATATTCAAAAAGAAGTTATTGACAAACATAAAGATAATGCAGCATATTATTATGAAAAACTACAGGATATAGATGGTATAACTCTTCTTGAAAGAAAAGAAAATAGAGAATCAGCTTATTGGATATTCTCTTTGCTTGTAGATAGAAAAGCTGATTTCATGAAACATATGGCTGAGTGCAATATAATGGTAAGTCAAGTACATGAAAGAAATGACATACACTCATGTGTATTACAATATAAATCAGCACTACCGAATCTAGATGCTACAATAGATAAGGTTATTTCTATTCCAGTGGGTTGGTGGGTAACTAAAGAAGATAGAGAATACATTGTAGATTGTATAAAAAAGGGATGGTAAATGATAAGTATACTTATTCCCACTTTGGGAAATCTACCATATTTAGATTTATATTGTAGATCTCTGGAAAAACATACAACAGTACCATACGAAATAGTTATATGGAACAATGAAGCATCTGAGGATGTTAGAGACTTCTGTAGGTACAACCGCTATAGATACTTTGAATCAGACAATAATCTAGGTATAACTAAACCATATAATATAATGGTTGAAGAATGTGCGTATGATATAATCTATTTATCTGACAATGATTTCTATGCACTTCCTGGATGGGATGTAATAGCTAAGGAAGCCATAGAAGTGTATTGGAAGAGAGTATGCTTAATAGATCCCAGGATTGAGAAGATGAATAGATCTGTTATAGAAAATTTTGGAACAGATCTAGGTTCATTCAGAGAAGCAGAATTAATAATGAAAACAGCTAATGTATCAGTTCCAGATGACGTTCTAGGACCTTATATGCCACCAGTACTCAAGAAGCAAGACTATATAAGTATTGGTGGGTTCAATGAAGACTTCTTCATTGGAGAACAAGATTTCTTGTGGAGATCTTATACATACTATAATAATGTTGGATATACACAATATATAAGTTCTAATAGTTTTATGTATCACTTCGGATCTAAGACACCTAGAAAGTTTCCTGTGGGGGAGAAGAGAAGAGAATATACCTATGTAACAGAAACATATGGTATTACCCCAATTGAAATGGATAATATTATGGGAATAGTATGACCACTATAAATGATGTAGTAAAATTCAAATACGACAGTATGGCAGATGATAAAATGCTAATTCCGTTAGAATATCCTAAGACAATGCCATTTCCTATAAAACGAATATTCTACGTTCATAGTATACCCGATACTGACAACAGAGGCAATCATGCTAATATAACATCGGAACAAATAATTATTTGTTTGACTGGTAGAATAAATGTTACTTGTCGCGATGGTATATCTATGCAGCAATGGAGTCTATGGCAGAATGATGCCATATATGTACCTAAAATGATATGGGATGAAGAGTCATTCTGTACCCCTGAAACTATTATGTTATCGCTAAATAGTACCATCTATAGTCGCGATTACTATATAGAAGATTTTGATATATTTAAACAACTTAAAAGAACAGACAAAAGTTGGGGATCATAGTATATCAAAGAAATAAGTACCCTTTAATTCGTTTATGGGCTATGATTGTTGTAGTTACGTTTATAATAGGTATTATATTTAAGAGAGAACCATGAATCCTCCAATGACTCTACAAGAAAAAATCACAAAAGTAATGTATCGCACAGTTAAAAATTGGGATGACGAAGAAGTATTATGCTTGTGGCATAATTGTTGCGATAAAGTGAAAAATGATGGAGAATCGGATAAAGTAAATGGAATCATTGATGCGTGTTGGAAAATTATTCAAGAAAGAGATCTAATTCCACCTGCGGGGTAACGGTGATTATGAATGAACGATATGGAGGAATTCCTAGACGATTGGGATAAGGATGAAGGATATAGAGATAAGTTAAAAGCAAATGCCCTATGGATAGAAGCATTCAAAAAATCCAAGTTAATAGATGCAGAAGATAAATTAACAAGGACAGTAGAATTACTCTATGATGATAAGATGTGGGACGTTATTCATGAGTCTAAAAGAATACAAGCAGAAGCAGAAAAAGATAGTCTTATAATGGTACCAAGGGAAGAGTGGAGAAGGATAACCAGAATCGTCTGGCTTCTCACTGGACTATTTACATTATTTGGTGGTTTATTCGCAGCAGCATTCTTCAAGTTGATTTAAGGAGTTATAAATGAAACGGAAATCTGGTAAACAGACAATCAAATATACCTCCGTAACTCAATGGCTAGAGTAACGGGCCTTTAACCCGTAGGTCGTCGGTTCGAGTCCGACCGGGGGTACTATGCCTCCGTAGCTTAGTGGTAAAGCAGGGGATTCTTAATCCCAAGAGCGTTGGTTCAATCCCAACCGGGGGCACTATGAACAAAAGACATAAATGGGGACTAGGATTAATATCTATCTTCGTTGGTATGTTCATAATATCAATTGCTACTGGAGAAATATTCGGAATAATTGCTTCACTAGCATTCATTATCATATTTGTTGTAGAACTGTTCTTCAGGAATAAATAATGTATACACAATGTTTACTAATACTAGGAGTTAGTACTTAAAAGATATACGCACGAGTGGTGGAACGGTAGACACGCCAGCCTTAGAAGCTGGTGCTCAATAGGGCGTGAGAGTTCGACTCTCTCCTTGTGCATGTTTTATCAACACATCAATGACGGAGGTCAACTGATGACAAAAGGAGTGCCATAGTACAATGTAATCTCTCCTTGTGTATACGTAAGGGTACGTAATTACAGCATTTAGGCTAACTAGTTATTATGGGGGGAGACTAATGGTAAAAACAAAACGTATATTGAATCCTTCACTACCTATGCATTATAAGAGAACTAAAGCTTATTATAGACATCAGCAACTTAGAGCAAGAGCTAAAGCAGAAAGATTAGTTAGAGAAATTTGGAAGTATGGACCCGGAGACGGTACCAGTGAATCAACTATAGAAATGTTAATTCAAGCTCATGAGAAGAATAGAAAGAAATGTAGTTGTTCTATATGTTGTACTCCAAGAAACAATGTATGGTATAAAGATCATACTAGACAAGAACGTATCGATAGATTCAATGTAGAGGAACAAATACAAGAAGCAGCTTAAAATGAGGGGCGTTAGTTCAATGGGAGAATTTGTGACTTGCACTCACAAGATGGGGGTTCGACTCCCCCACGCTCCATAAGTAGTTGAAATACAACAACTTAGGACCTATCTTATAGTGGTTATTATACCTGTCTGTCTAACAGGAGACGAGGGTTCGATTCCCTCTAGGTTCGTGGAACGAAAAGGGTAGCTCCCCTTCCAGCACCGTGATTGCTGGATAGTTCCTTAATCCTATCACGGAGGTAGATATGAAATGTAAAAATTGTAATGAAATTTTAGTACAAAAAGAAAAAGAAGAGAACAGACACTTTAAGAAAAGACAATTTTGTAATAGAAGTTGTTCAGCAACATTTAATAATAAGGGAACTAAGAGAGGACCTAAGCCCGTAGATCCAATTAGTATGTGTGCATGTGGAAACGAATTCACCATACATAGATTGAAATCCGGAGCTTTATCTAAAACATTCTTATGTCCAGATTGTCGTCCAGCCAAAACTAAAGATGTTGATAATAGAACAAAACAATACTATTATGATAAAGGTTTAAGTAGTAGACAAGTTTCTGATAGAATAAGAACTATAGCAAGAAGAAGATTCAAAGGTTATGAGTGCGAGGTATGCGATTATGATTTATTCGTGGATGTTTGTCATATAATTCCCGTAGCAGATTTCGCTAATGATATACCTTTAAAAGTAATAAACAGCAGAAAAAATATCAGATTCCTATGTCCTAATCATCATAGGGAACTTGATTCGGGATTTCTTCACGCAAGATCGGAGTTCGATTCTCCGTAAGCTGGTTTCCCAAAGGAGTAACAAATGATTTGTGCACAATGTAGAGAAGAAGGTAAGACAAGCACACTGAAAGTGAAACAACTAGGAAAGACATTGTTAGGGTGTCCGGGTGAGTTCTACGATGAAGTAGGCAAGTTTCATATACACGATCCTAACAGCATAGAAACACACTTTAAATGTAGTCAAGGTCACGAATGGACAGAGACATTAAAAGGATTTCCCTGTCCAACTTGCGGTATTAAATATGACCTTCTGTAGCTTAGTCTGATAGAGCGCGTGAGTGAAGCCCACGAGGTCGTAGGTTCAAATCCTACCGGAAGGATACATGCGGGGAGTTCTGGGAACCGTAACCCTCATAAGGTTATCAAGGAAGGTTCGACTCCTTCTCCCGCAATACAGTGAAGTAGCTTAAGGGTAAAGCGCGACTCTCAAATATAGGACGAAAAGGGTAGCTCCCCTGTCAACTCTATACAGTTGACTAGTCCTTTTACTCGTATAGGAGTGATAAACATGAAACAGTGCGAATATTGTAGTGAAATTTTAATACAAAGAGATACAGAATCAAATTACTATTTTAGAAAAAGAAGATTCTGTAATAAAAGTTGTTCTAATTTTCATTGCAAGAATGGTTTACATAATAAAAAATTATTAAAAACTAAAACATGCATTAGATGTAATACAGAATTTAACTTAGAAAGAAATGAACAAGGAAAATTCAAAGAAAGAAAAGTTTGTAATGATTGTCCGACTAACGCTCCAGGTATGGCAAACTATATGACTAAAGGGCAATTATTTGCTAGTAGATCATGGCAAGCAGCAAGAAGCACTATAGTTGATCATGCTAGAAGATTATATTTTAGTTGTAATGATAATCAGTGCAATGTGAATGAATGCACATACACTAATCATATAGAAGTTGCACACAAGAAAGCAGTGAAGGATTTTTCTGATGATACGCCAATATTAGATATCAACCATATAGATAACCTTATTGGTCTTTGTCCGAATCATCATTGGGACTACGATAACAGATTATTAAATCTTTAAAGCGAAGTGGGGTAGCGGAAACTCGCGAAGATTCATAAACTTCGAGACATCGGTTCGAATCCGATCTTCGCCATAAGGTCGTGAGTGTGGGTTCGAGTCCCACCTTCACTATGTAGCAATTATGTTACTTAATTTGAGGATTTAAAAATGAGAACAGGTACTGAAGTAGGACCACATGAAACTCAGGTTTCTGGTAGTGATAGTAAGACTCAGGAGTTCGTAAAAAACGCACAGAAATGTGTACTTAGTGGGAGAGTTATTGAACTAACTGATCCTGCTGCTTGGTGGACAATAGACGGAGAAACTAGTTACGCTCATGTAGATGAATGGTTAGCACAGTCAGAGGAATTTAGAATAGACATTCGTAATCGTAATACATTTTGTAATGGTATGGTTAATCCTTCACTCGCACGAATAGATAATAGAAAAGCCAATACTATTGCCACTGATAGAATAAACGCTGCACGCAAAGAGAAAATAGAAGCAGCCAGGGAATAACGAATGAACGAAGTAACGGCAGACGATATTATATATATGTTAGATGCAGTCACTGCTCTAGGTAAAGAACTAGGTAATAATGTCGTATGGGAACAGTATACTGATGTACGTAATATGCTTGGAATGAATTGTATCCATACAAGACAAGCAGCTAGAAATCTCATAGAGAACAAACAGGCTTTCGAAAAACTAAAGATTCTATATAAAAGTATGGAGCCAGTATTTACGGAGCAAATCGAATGACCGAATTAGATCCAGAAGAGATAGCATTAGTAGAGTATGAGAAACAAAACGAACTTGTAGATCCCGCACTAATCCCTCTAGATATCAAAAAATTACTACATAAATATTACGGTGTAACTTTACCTGACTTTACTAATAAGCAGATGAATGATGTCATAGAGATGTTAGCTGTACCGGGTAAGATGGCACGAAGAGCTACTGCTATTGTATGTATAGGTGAAGGTACTGAGAACATAGACGCATGTCCTTATGCCCATACCTGTCCCCTAGTAGCAGCAGGCAAACCACCACTCGGTAGTGTATGTCCATTTGAAGATGCAATGATCGATTCATACTTAAGTAGTTATATGACTGAACTAGAAGTACGAGCTGAAAACATTATAGAAATGGCACAGCTCAAAGATGTAATTACAATAGACCTACTACTTCAAAGATCTACTGGAGTACTCGCTGATAATGGATTAGCTGATGAGAATGTAGTAGCAGTATTACAGAAGCCAGGTCAAGAAGCTAGTGTTCTATATAGAAAAGATCTTAGTCATGCTCTTATGGCTATGGATAAATTATTAATGCGTAAGGAACGAATACTCAAATCTCTTAGAGCAACCAGAGAATCTAGAGCTGGAGATATGACCAAGGCATTAGATCCTGCAACAATTATGGCACAAATTAGAAACAAGATCGAAGGTGGCGATATAGAAGATGCTGAATAAGTTATTTAATACAGCTAAAGAACGACTGATGAAAAGTGCTGAAACTATATCTAAGAGTGCTAAGACACATGCAAAGAATGCACGAGTTGGAGTAGATAAGAAGTATAAGAAAGTCAGTTCTGATGTCAGTGCTGCTACCAAGAGAGCAGAAAGTAAGTTAGGAGTTAATGTAACAGAAAAGGTAGCTAAAATTCCTGAAGCAGTTCGACTCTTGAGTGGTAAACAAAAAATAGTAATAGGTATTGTAGGATTAATGCTTGCAAATAGAGTATTGAGAGAAACATATACATCATTTAGTATGAGCTCACAGAATACTCCACCTCCAGCATATCAAGGTACATACGGAGCAATAGAAGGAATGAGACACACCAATCCGAGAAGACCATTCAATAGCGACTTTGGATCGGGGTTAAAGTTAAATAGAGTTGCCAATCGAAAAATTATGCCCCAGAGACATACTCAATGGTAACTATCAGAATAGATGCGGATTCCCTCAGTGAGGGGTGTTATACATTTGAGTACGAGAATACCTCACTACAATGTGAGAGATGTGAAGAGGAATCCAACTATCACGATATAGAACGAGATGACGAAATAATTACAGGAGAAGAAATAGAAATAGATAGGTGTCCTCATTGTGGTGCACATGGTTCATTTAAATATGAACTAGAAGAATTCGATGAAGTACATATGATTTAACTAGGTATAGCTCAGTACGGCCAGAGCGCGTGGCCTGGGACCACGAAGTCGGGGGTTCGAATCCCTCTACCTAGATTTTTCCCAAGTAGCTCAATTGGCAGAGCGCTAGACTGTGGCTCTGGAGGTCGCGGGTTCGAATCCATCCTTGGGAGTATGATTACACCAGAGCAGGACAAAATCTTACAGGATTTTGCAGATAATTTAATTAATAATCAAGTAGATCTAGATCCAGAAGCAGCACAGATTCTGGAGGATAATTTTTGGGACCTTATTGGACCTATGGACGGGAGACTATTGAATTATAACGAAATAATACATAAAATATTAGAACTCAAGCAAGAGTTGTTGGTATTTCCTAAGAATCAGTCATATATTAGGGCACAACTAAATGATTTACAAAGAAAAGCTGATGAATTATTGAATACGGGAACACCCACAGATACCCCAGAACAAGAAATAAATAAGAAACTAAAACAATTAAAGACACTACAAGAAGATCTTCGTACCTCAACTGGGGAAAGAAGAAGGTCTATCTATATGGCGATACAGCGTCTAACATTACAATTGACTCCGCGTAATCCTTCAGATAATGTAGAGCGACCCAAAATACCTAATAATTTGTTAACTGATCTAGTAGCATATTGGGCATTAGATGAAGCATCAGGAACAAGAGCTGACTCACATACTAATTCATATGATCTAGATGTCGTATTAAATGCTCCATCTCCTATAGCTGGAATAAATGGTAATGGAGTTGATCTTGAACTTGGTTCGACCCAATGTTTGAATACTACTAATGCTGGATTATTATCTACTATGAGTGGCATTCGAAAGTTATCTATGTCTTGTTGGGTACGATTTGAAAGTATACCAACCTCATGGATATGTAGATCAGAGCAATCGGGACATCTACAATATACTACGGCAGGAGGATTAAGGTTTGGTCCAACATCTTCAGCAGGTGGCGGTGGAGTTGGCGAAGCATCAGTTAGTCCTGCAACCACATATCACGTAGTAGCTACATTTGATGGAACTAATGCCACTGCAGCAGATAGATGCGAAATTTATATAGATGGATCTCTAGTCCCAACTACTAATACTTATGGAACTATTGCTTCTGTAACTGGCACATGTACTGCATTTACACTTGGTGCATCGAATGCTTCAGGTGGAGCTGCAATGGATGGATGGTTAGATGAGTTTGCAATATGGACGAAGACATTGAATGCTACAGATGTAGCTAATCTTTATAAAGGTGGCACTGGACTTTTCTATGGCGATTTCGATTAATAGGTGATATAAAATGAATCAAGCAACAAGAGACACAGTAGATGCATTCGTTACCTCTGTATATGATGGCATCCAGACCGCACAAGATACATACAAATTAAATAATAGAGATGATAATAGATATGAGAATGGTAGATTCTTTAATGAACCATCTACTCATAATGTATATCCTGCAGATGGCGTACTAAAGAATAAAAATAATGCATGGACAGAGAAGACTCTTCCTACTACAATGCCTTGCTCATTACGAACTAGCGTATTAGAGTACAGAGATCAGATGGGTTGGTTACTCATTATAGATTATTTAGATGATGGAATTCATTATCAGAAAATAATAGATACCCTTGATGTATTGAGTCAAGATTGGTTAGAGGTACCCTCAACCTAAAAATGGGGCTAGTGCTTTTATGTAGGGAAGTATGACAGAGAGGTAATGTGCCCGGAGGCTTGGGTTAAACCAACGTTGGTTCGATTCCAATTGCTTCCGTTGAGGATTTATGAGAAAGAAATTAATTATGAGTTTAGATGCACTTTGTGATTTACTAACTAGTGTACATAAAGTACCGGACGATTGTATACTTAATAAAGATATAGTAATTAAACATGTGGAAATGATTCATGAACAAGATGCATTAGTAATACATGTTGATACATTAGATGAAATAAAGACTCCAGAATTAGAAATAGCGCAAATGGAAGAATTATATACTGAACAAGATTTAAAAGATCAAAAAGTTGTTGTAATATCAATGAACTAAAACTTGGAAGCGACCCGGAAGGATGAGGACACAGTCTTGATAAAGTATACAGAAGAACAACTTAGGTGTATTATCCCCAGATCTTATACTTGGGCAAGTGTCTGTAGGGAATTAGGAATACCAACGGCTGGAGGAAGTCAAGCTCATTTGAAATCTAGAGCTGAAAAATATGGTATAGATTATTCTCACTTCAAGAGTAGAGCATGGAACAAAGGTTTAAAGGTACCTCATAGAAATATTGAAGACATATTAGTAAAAAGGACAAAAGGTAATAGACAAAGTGCTCATATGTTGAGAAGAGCATTAGATGAATTCGGAATATCATATAATTGTTTCGAATGTGGTGCATCTGAATGGAGAGGCAAACCATTACGATTAGAAGTAGATCATATTAACGGAAATAAATTAGATGATAGAATAGAGAATCTAAGATATATGTGTCCTAATTGTCACTCTCAGACAGACACATATAAGAACAAAGTCAGAAATTAGGAAGTACGGTCATTGGCGCGACAAGCAGTCTTGAAAACTGTCACTCCGTAAGGAGCTGTTGGTTCAATTCCAGCTACTTCCGTATTCCCTAGCAACATTGGGAACATATACCCCGCGATCGTACAGCAGAAGTATACTAAATCGGGGTATCCGCAGGGATGGGCAAATGGTAAGTCGCGGGATTGCAACCCCCGAGTTCCCTGTTCGACTCAGGGTCTCTGCTTATATGGTGAGTATAGTAGATTGGTAACACGCGAAGCTGTGTACTTCGAGAAACGGGTTCGATTCCCGTTTTTCACCCTGCACTCCAACTAAGGTGATCTATGCTTGATAAAATAAACAACTATGGAAAAGTCATATCTGGACTACAAGGCATCAAAAAATGGGTTTCAGGTCATACTTCTAAGATGAACTTAGGAGTTATGGGTAGAGCGGGAGCGGGAGCTGTTGTTTCTTCTGCTATGGGATTTGGTCCACTACCCGGTGCAGTAGCTGGAGCAGCATCTCCAATTATTGGAAGAGGAATAAGGGGCATGGGTAGTCAATTGAAGAAAGGATTCACTGCATCTCCAGTAAGAACCGGAGCTGCCCTTGGATTAACATTAGGTGTTATGGGTGCAGGTATGGCACTAGGAACTCGTACCCTTAATCAATTACGTACTAACATGAGACCAACTAGTGGAGTAGGACCATCAATGACATCTAGTGGATATGTTAGTTGGACTAATGGTAGAAGCGAAGGAATGAGTGCAGAACATCTTGGTGCATCTGGTGGGCTATCACTAGCATTACATAGGACTAGACACAGACTTAACTTACACAGGACTGGTTTCTCTTGATAAATGAATTGTTAGAAATCGGGGGCATGGCTGCTGGAGCAGCAGCCCTAGAACAAACTTATGTATTTACCATGTCACGAGCTCCATGGCAGAGTTTATCTGCAGGTAAAGGAATAGCTACCGGAGGAGTACTTAACCTCTTTGGATATGGACCAGGTAAAGCTATTGGTGCTGGTTTGGGTATGCTAGGAGTTGGAGAAACCGGATGGGGTAGTAATTTACGTAAGTTCTTTGCTGGTGGAAATATGTTTGAAGAAAGTTTAGGTTATGATCCTGAGATTTTAAAGAAAAAATTTCATCCTAGACCACAAGCTAGAGCAGCAGCAGAGATTCAGCAATTTCACAGTAATAAAATAAAAGCCAAACATCTAAAATTTGCAGGAAGACTTGCCGGAGGTCTGGCTATTGCTAATTTGGTAGGTAGCTTAGTTTCTCCAATGGTGTATTATGCAGGTAGAGGGATAAGCGCAGTATCGGATGCAGCAAGACAACCAATGGCAGCTCTTAATTCTCCGGATTGGGGTAATCAATTGGGTAGTGCATATATGACAGCTCAAGCATCCACAGAAAGACAAAGAGCCACACAAATGTTACAACAAACAGGAATCACAGGACACGGGTCCATAGGTAGAGAAGCCAATAGAATGCATAGATAATCAATATTACTCATAACACTAGAAGGTTAATATGCCACATTTTTCAATAACATCAGATGGTACCGTAGAAGGCACCAAAGTAACAAAGGACGGAGTAGAACTTACAGAAAAGAATAAAGTAGTGGCAGTTAATTTTAATGCAAACGCTACATGGGAAGAACTATCAGTATCATACGTTATAGAAGAAGATTACATAGATGAAGATGGAAATAAGAATGGAGTACAGAGAGTATCCTACGTATGGAATACTAATGAGTGGATACGATCAGAACAGAACGAAGAAGCTCCTAAGGTATCCAATCCTTCCTTAGGAAAGTCGACAGATGAAACAGAAGGTCAAATTGGTGGCAAAGAGATAAAGGATATCTCAAACAAAGACCACCTCAAACGAATTTTTAGTAAAGGTGATAATAATGCCTAAGAAAGATCAGCTAACAAAAGAAGTAATGAACGCACCATTGTATCAGGGATATACGAATGTTCCCGAGAAACAAGCACTTCAGAATCCTACAGCAAGACCTAATAATATCCCAGTAAAGAAGGGATCACTTGGAATTCCTGAAGGAATGACTAAACGAGCAAGACCCAACTATGGATTTAATAAAAATAAGTAATGTCAGTAACTAAGGACGAACAAGATTTTTACGATCTAATGATGGATCGTTGCAAATGGGCACAAAGTTATCTGCGAGACCCTTCGGATCCTCGACAACCCTTCAGCCTTAAGGATAGAGATTATCAAAAAGAAGTTCTGAAGTCTGATGGTAAACGACAAGCTTGGAGAATGGGACGTCGTGTAGGAAAGACTGTAATGCTTTGTATAAGAGCATTACATAGAGCATTCATTGAATCGAATTGCCATATAGTATTCGTTACCCCATATGAAAGTCAAATTAGGGTTATCTTCGAAGATACCATAAAGCCTATGATTCAAGACTCGCAATTTGTTAATGCGAGTGTTGCTAAAATTAGGAGATCACCTTATGAAATCGTTTTACATAATGGATCAAAAATTTCCGGGCTTACTGCAGGTACTAGGTCTGGACAACATGGCGATGCTATTCGTGGTTTGTCTGCGAAGCTTCTTATCTTAGATGAAGCAGATTATCTAAGTCCAAAATCTATTGCTACTATAACCGCTCTACTTGCTACGTCTCCGGAAACGGAGCTGATCGCAAGTTCTACGCCTACTGGTCGTAGAGAGTGGTTTTATGATATATGTACAAAACCTGAGTTGGATAAACTATATAAGAGATTTCATTTCCCTTCGTCTGTATCCCCAAACTGGACTCCAGACATAGAACATGAATTCAAAACTACATTGTCTATTGAAGATTACTCTCATGAATTTGAAGCTATATTTGGTTCTGAAGCTCAAGGCGTATTCCATCCAGACTTCATAGATGCATCACTCAGATTGTATGACTATGATGATATTCCATTAAAGAAAACTCCAGGAAACATTCGTGCTATAGGAGTAGATTGGAATGAAGCTAAGAATGGTGTACAAATTATAATAACAGAAGCAATGAAGCATCCTACTCAAATGACATTCATAAAGGAAGATGAGGATGGAGATCCAACTGATGAGAAGTATCAAGAAACAGTACAGGGCAAATTTGTAGTTATAAACCATATAGAAATTCATGATGTACACAATACTCAGGATAACGCCATTAATACTATAATGAGATTAATGGCAGAGTATAATGTTGATCATCTATATGTTGATGAAGGACATGGTGCATTCCAGGTTGCAGAACTTATGCGAAGATCGCGTAAGACACCTCAACTTGAAATGAAGAAGAAACTACGTGCACTTAATATGTCATCAAAACTTAAGATTAAGAATCCGCAGACACGAGCATGGGATTCTAAACCTATTAAACCGTATACAGTATCGTCAGCTAGAAACTTCCTTGAGAAGGATAATCTTATACTACCTAAACATGAAGACCATCAGATTGGTCTCGTAGGTCAGATGAGAGCATACGTTATTGTTAAGGTTAGTGTGACTACAGGTCAACCCACATATAGTGGACTTAATGATCATGCACTAGATGCATGGATGTTTTCTATGCTGGTATATGCTCAAGAGTACAGTGAACTAACTAAGATAGCATTAGCTAAGAATATAAAACACATCAGACCAGAAAGATTCGAGAGAACTGCAGCAACTTTTGATAGATCACTAGAAGAAAATCAAGGAGTAATAGTACATCAGGAACCATATGATGCTGTACGGAAAGCTGCTGAAGATTTAGTTGGAGATGATTATAAGTTCATTGGGTGGGATGATGATCTATTTAGTGATGAAGATCATGACTTAGAAAGAAGAGAGATCACACATAAATCACAAGGCAGAAAGAGATCATATGCGCCCTTCATGAAGACGGGAAGATCTAAATCTAATTCATTGCCTACTAGAACTAATATTACTATAGGTTCTAGAAGCAAGTCGTGGAGATAACATGGCAGGTATAGATACAAAACAAGAGAAGAATATCTTTGCGTATAAGGGTGAAATATCCAGACCCATACCTAAAGCTACTCGTCCGTTCGAATTAGATCTAGATATACAAGAAGATGAAATAAAAGATAGAGCTAATACGCTAATTGCAGCTAAAGAAACCGATGACCTTATAGATGATGTAATTGCAGAATTAATAGATCAATTGAAGGATCTTGATGTAGATATTTCTGGCAATCCAGAACTGGTATTAGCAGTAGATAGGTTAGGAGGAGAGAAGTTAACATTTGGAATTTATAACCGAGCACTTAATATTTTGCGCAATGCTGCTCTTGCTGCCTTGTGTGTGGATCCTGTACATCTCATTTTCGCTGAGTCTGATGAATCAGGACCCCAAATACCTAGACTACCTACTAGAACGTTGTCATGTGATGAGGCAGCGAATCCTTCATTATTTCAATATACTCCGGAAGAAGCTAATGATGTAGGAACCATACCTCTATATGATGCGCAGGGTATGCAGAAGCAAATGACTAGATGGAGAACTATACTATTAGTATGGTGGGGTGTCGGGAGTCTTGGATTAAAGGTTACTATCACTGCACTAGATTCAATCATAAGAAAACTACGTAGTAGATTATTGAAACCCATACGTAAACCATTTGAGAAGATACGAAACTGGCTTAGATCTCTAGTATGTAAGTTTGAGAAGAGAATATTCGGTAGAGGACTTAGTAACTTCTGTAATGATAAGCGAAGACTAATGGGTGTAGATGATGATGGAGATGAAGAAGTACCCGAGGGTACTACATTATGTTATGAGACTAATGAAGAAGGTGACACTACTAGAGAAGTAATCAGAGTAGATAAAGATGGGGTAGAAGACATACAGAAAATAAGTATAGAAGGATGGGATCAGGCAGACTGTCTTGCTGAAGAATACTTAGATACAAAGCCCGAGTCAGTAGGTTGTCCAAACTTCATACCTCAGGAATGTATAGATTCAGCTCAAGCTATAGTAGATCGCGTACATGATTGGTCTCTTGATCAAAAAGATATGGTAGATGGGGAAACTAACCCACAAGCTGTTATGATCTGGCCTTTCGTTAATGAGATAATAGATATACAAGAAACAGGTAAGTTCATGTTAACAGCTCAGGACAATTCAGAATTGAGTGATGTACTAAAAGAAACAACTAAGAAACGTGGCTTCTCCAATGCACGTTGGGGTGCACCTATTGTTGAGAACTTCGTTGATGGAGTAAAGGTGGGACGAACAGAATATACGGCATTCTCTGCTAATAGAGATATTCCACCGGAGGATTGCGATGAGTGAAGTAGACGCACAAACCCAAAGAAGAAAAGATCAAGGAGTAGCATTTAATCAAGCAGTAGAACAAGGACTAGCTGAAGAGAGTCTTGGAAGGAAGACCCTAGAAGCTAGAGCAGCTACTGAACCAGCTAGAAGAATAATATCATCTACTACATCGGACCATACTGCTGCTCCTCCTAGTAGTAAACCTAAATCATGGAAAGCTTATTATGCTACAATTAAACCTGCAGTAGACAGTTTCATGCTCCAAGCAGAAAGAATACTTAGAGATTGGTCTAAAGATCCAGTAGTAATGTGTTGTCTAATACGAAACCTTGCAGCTATAGGTGGATTAGACAAAATACAAAAGTTTACTAGGAATCCAAAGGTACAGGAAGCTAGGGGAATACTTCACCAGATGCGCAGTATGCTTGACTTAGTTATAGGATTTCTTCAGAAGGATATAGATACACAACTAAAGAGATCAGTTGATCTACTTGGTTCTATAATGTTAGCAGTAATAGGAGCAGTAATTACTACGCTTGATCTATTACAGCAATACCTTAGAGAAGAAATATTCCAATTAATGGGTAAGCAAAGAGATAGTGTATTCAGAAGATGTTGGCCTTTCGATGCATTGATCGACTTCATTATCAAAACTATTAGTCATCCTGTGACTGGGATCTTCGTAAAACTAGATCAATACATTCTGGATTGGCAGAATAAGGTTAAGGAAGATATAGGAATGAAGTATAACTGCAGTTCTCTCGATAAGGCTGATGAAGAATTGAAAGCACTAACAGCTAGACGGGAAGAAGTAGAAGCAGAGATAGAGGAAAACATTAATGTTGATGGACAAGCTCTTGCAACAACTAGTTTGAAAACTAAAGCCAAAAACATTAATAAAGCAATTAACGTAGTTAGATCTAGAATTTCTATTAATAAGGGAATACCTATTGTAGGTCAAGCTGGATGCTACTTAAGAAAAGTAGAAACACTACAAAATCTTAAATACTTCAGAAATACAATAGACAAAGTTATTGCTGGATTAGACAAAGGTATATTATGCGTAAACCTTACAGATGAACAACTAGCAAACAGTCCTAATCCTTTAAATGATGTAAGTAGTGTAAATCATCCTGCACAACGATCAGGAATATCAGTTGTATTCCCAACAGATGATGAAGTAGGGAACTTCCTAGTAGATGAGTTTGGATTAGATGGTGATGAGGTTGCTGAGATAGTAGCCAACATAGAACCAGACAATATAAATGATGAAGAGTCAATAGAGAAAGATCTGGATGGACAAATTAGAGCAGTCGAAACACTAGCTGACTGTACTCAGGTTATATCGGACGAACTAATTGTGGAGATAAATAGTACCATAAGTAGGCTGGAGGGTTAAATGGGAACGTTTGAAATTGAATATGATGAAGGACATCCTGAATTAATAGAGATGGTAGCAGATGCTCCAACTCATAAGGAAGTTCCGAAATTAATAAAAAAGAAGAGACCCGTTGTGAGAGCGAACTCCCCTGGTCTAGCTTATAATGGAACTAAGTACAGGAACTCTTTCAAAGGGCCAGACTACAATCTTAACGATGTAGCTAATGCAGTAGATAGAGAACCCCTATTCCGTAGATCTGTAGAGAAATTACGTACGCTAATTCTTAAGAATAAGTTTGAATTCGTTGGTCAAAATCCCAACGCAGTAGCATACATCAAACAAAGGTTCAAGCAAATATCAATGGTTAGTGGTATTCCTACTGATCAGTTAATTAAGGATATAGTAGAACAACTTGTCACATACTCTAACGCGTATCTAGTTAAGAATAGAAAGAAGGAAGCTTCTGGAGGAGCGTTCAGAAGAACATTCGATGATAAAGAACTAGAACCAGTAGCAGCATACTATCCTATTTGTGCAACTACAATAGAGATAGATAAAGATGAGCATGGTAAAGTAAGAATGTATAGACAGGTTGTACCGGGTTACCCTAGATCACAATGGCCAAAGTTCAAACCCGAAGACGTAATACACTTTCACAAGGATAGAAAGGTAGGACTAAGTACGGGGACTCCATACGTAATATCTGTACTTGATGACATACGTGCTTTGCGTGGAATGGAGGAGCACGTTGAGAGATTAGTTTATCAGCATGCTGTACCTCTATATCAATATATAGTTGGAGATGAGAACGACAGAGCTGAACCGGAAGAATTGGAAGAACTACAGTTCGCTGTAGATAACATGCCATTCAATGGAGCTCTAGTTACACCGGAAAGACATGAGATTAAAGTAGTAGGTGCTGAGGGAGAGGCATTGGATGCATCTACTTATTTAGAATACTTTATGAAACGTGTACGCGGTGGACTACATCTTTCATCTGTAGATTGGGGAGAAGGAGATTCCAGTTCTAGGGGAACATCTCTTACTATGTCACAGGATACTCGTGACACAGTTGAAGAATTCCAGGATGTACTTAAGACATTCTTTAATGAATTTCTACTTGAAGAACTATTAGCTGAAGGTGGATTCGCATATGACGAATACAATCCAAATAATAAAGTAACGTTATACATACCTGCAATTGATATAGATGAAAAGATCAAACATGAAAATCATAACATGCTCATGTATCAGGGTGGAGCAATTACTCATGAGGAATTAAGACTGGGAGTAGGTAGAGAACCATTTTCAGAATCACAGAATCAAGATACCTATTTTGCTAATGTTACAATTCCTACAATGAAAATTAAGCAGACTGTTTCTGCTCAGGGTAATGGAAGTGCACAGAATAAGGATACTCCAACTAATCAACATGGTACACAACTAACATCACCTAGAATTCCTCAGGATATGGATATAAGTGATCAACTGGAAAATGGATCATTCCGTAACGAACTGTTACAGTCATTAGGAATGGAGCATTCGTCTAATGTATTAAATCTTCATTGGGATACTATGGAGAAAGAATACATAAACATATTCAATTCGCCAGATGAACTTACTGATGATTTATGGATAGAAGGAATACAGGATAAGTTCGTAGATGATTCGATTGGTGCATTGAATCCAGTATTGGCCAGTGCATATATTAAGGGCGCACAAAGTGCAACTAATGAGGACATAACTATTACTTCAAATCAGGCAGGAGTAATGCAAACAGATGTAGAATCATTAATTAACACTACTAAAATAGGTCTCAGAAAGTTAGCTAGAACAGTATCTCGTAGAATAGAAAAAGAAAATATTAATGATTCGATCACTAATGATACGGTTTCTGCTGTAATGGATACATTTAAGCATAGAATTAATATGAATATATCCACAGCATTAATGAGAGATTATAACTTTGGAAGAGCTAGAATGTTCCAAACCCAAGGGTACCAAGAACTTATAATTCCTGCATGCCCTAACTGCGTTAAGCCTGCTAGAACATTCCCGCTTAAAGATGATATCACCGCAACGGACATTCCACCAGGAAGTACGCATCCAAACTGTAACTGTTTAGTAACAGTTCCAGGAGATGTGTAAAGTTTTTTGGGTCCCTAATTTAAAATTGGGGCTATGTCATCTTTATAAAGTAGTAATTTTCTATGGAGTTATATCTAAATGGCAAGACCAAAGGTCGTGATACTTGGCGACATAATGCTTGACAGATACTTTGAAATAGATCGTACGAAACAATCTCCGGAACACGATGGACTATGTTTAATTAATCCCATCTTAAAAGATGAAAACCCCGGAGGAGCAGGAAACGTAGCAACGTGTCTTGCGAAGATGGGAATACCGACGATGATTATCGGTGCTGTTGGTTCTACGAACTTACATAGAATGTTAGATTGGATTCCCAATTTAACTAATATTACATTTGTAGTTCCAAATCTAGAATGTAGAAAAGATAGATATCTACATGAAGGTGTAACACATACCAGAATTGATACGGATCCTATAGCTGAAGATTTTCGAATATGGGATCCGATGATACTAGAAATAATAAACAACTTGCCTAAGAGTTGTGAAGTATTAATAACTAGTGACTATAATAAAGGTACACTTAGTGAATCAATTCTACAAGCTCTTAAAGGGCGTTTTCAAACTTGGATAGCGGATCCTAAGAAAACCTTCTATGATGCGTACAAGTCTGAAGAAATAATTATTAAACCCAATTCTGCAGAAGCATTAGATATGACTTCAACTGATGATACATCAGATGCCATAGCTAAGTTAGCAGAGTGGACCCCAGGTCGTATTGTAGTAACTGACAGTAAGAATCCTATTCTATATACGGATAAGGATTCTACTAAAGAGATGGTAATACCACAATACGAACCAAACACGGTGGTTGGGGCTGGAGATGTCATGACTGCTGTTCTCGCAGCAGGTGCTATTAAAGGATGGGACTTGAATAAGAGTCTCGAAGCAGGTGTACTTGCTTGTAAGCATACACTAAGTTTAGATCCAGGAAGTACACTTGACAGGAAAGCTTGGAATCACATAGTCACAGAGGTGACAGACGATTGAAATTTGTAAATGTTAATCCCGTTAAAGTCCAGATAACGGACGCTCTCAAAGACAAGGACGCATCAGATATCCAGGCTTTGAACGTACGTTTGGCGGCTACGCATTTGGGATACGTTAATGAGAACAAGTTTCGCTACGTAGATGGAGACGCTACTGATAATAGTTTAAAGTCTTGGACCAAACCATTTCAGAAGCCAGTTGTTACATTTCACAACGACCAAGAAGATCCTCTAGGTAGGGTTTACGATGCTAGACGAGAAGAATTTCACCTTCAGGATGGAGAGGAAAAAGAAAATCGTCCGACTGGTGTGGTAGTTCTAGATGCACTCATTACAGATCCTGATGCTATTAAGAAAGTACTAGACGGTTCATATTTAACTGTTTCTACATCCTGCTCAAGCAAAAACATTGAATGCAGTATTTGCGGTTCTAATGTTGCATTGAAAGATGAGAAGTGCGATCATCAAAAGGGTAAGACCTATGATGGTAAAGATTGCGTTTGGGAAGTAGGAGAAAGAAAATATACTGAAGTATCATTCGTGAATACACCTGCAGATCAAAGTGACGAACACTTTGCTGGGGTTATTTCTATAGGGGATGACACGGAGGGTGAAGCCGAAGAAGTAGTAATAATGAAAGACTCGATGGAAACAATAGCTGAAGCGAAGGAAGCTACTGTTGAAGTTAAGATAGAAGATGAAACAGATGGAATAAAAGAAACAGTAGAAGACGACGATGTTACTCAATGGACTGCTCATGATTTCAAGCTTGCAACATCAATAGCTGAAAAGATGAAAGAGCAACTGGGAGACGCATTCTATAATGGGGAAGATGAAGCAGTATTTTGTGGACCTCATTCAGAGAAGAATTCTACATTCCCTCTACCGGACATGGAACACGTAGAGGCAGCCCTTGCAATCCTTGATGATTATAGAGGTAGAGGATCCAAGGCAAAGCTTACTTCTGAAGTCCTACAGAAGAAAGCATCATTCGAGCCTGCTGATAATGATCAGGACTTTACATTGACAGAGAAGATCGCTGACCTTGAAAAAGAAATTGGTGAACTGAAGGAACAACTGACCGATGAAAAAGTACTTGAACACCCAGCAGTATTAACAAAACTAGAAGACGTACAAAAGGAAATCGAAGCGAAGTCCGAAACTATTAGTAAGCTTCAAGCCAAACATGATTCAGTAAAAGCTGAACTAGATGATCAACAGGATGAAGCAGAAAATATAGTTGGAATGGTTGATGAGAACGTACGTTTGTTTAAACTCGTGAAACGTCTAAGGGCTACCCTTCTAGTTGATCTACAGATAAGAACAGGTAAAATACCTGATCTTGTCAAATCCGAAAACTTTCTGGATGCAAGGATGGACACTATCAATACGGCAATTAAAGATATGGACGGAGAGGACATTGTAAGTGCATATAATGCACTCGCAACCGAAACAAATTTCGGTACATATCAGAAACCAAATGAGCCAACTGAAACAACAGAAAATCCTGCTTTGGATAATGATCCAAGTCAGAAGATCAGTGACTCTACAACTATTGAGAGCGGACCGGATACATTGAAGAGAGTTTTTCTTAAGAAAAAGTCCCAATAATTTGGGCACTAGGAGAGTGAATTAAATTGTCAGAATTAGTATTTCTAAATGAAAGTACACGTAAGCAGCCAATTAGAAGTAATCCTTCTAAGTATAACACATCCCCATTCCGTAGAGAACTAGAACAGGGTGGAGACGGTGGTATGCGTCCAGTCGGTGCATTTTATCCATGGAAGTCTCTTCCTGTACAATGGCAGGATGTTGAAACTGGTGATTGGGTTGTAATTACTAAAGGTACTATTGTAAGTCTTATTACAAACCAAGTAACAACAACTGCAGAAACTGGTATTTCTGGTGGTATTCCTGATATAGAAGCTTCGGGTTCTATTCCTGTATTCGATGATGAAACAGTTTCAGGTGCAACATATACCGCTCTAAATATCGATTCAAGTTTCTGGGGTTATCATGACACTGCAGCAGGTCTTTTGATTCCTGCTAATGGTGGAGCTGGTGTAAGATACGAATACGCTGCAGACGATGTAACTGCTGGCGTAGTACATGCTAACGCAGACCTTACATTAGTAACTGCAAGTGAGTTCGTTGATACACCTAAGAATACACCTGTCGGCGTTGCATTCATGGACGTTATGCAGGATATTCGTGGTAAGAGCATCAACTATAACCTGTGGGCAAGTCAGTACGGAGTGCTTGCAGATGGTCTGATCGTTCTTCCTTACGCCGATTATGGAGATACATCGCCTCAGTCAATGGCAACATTTGCTGGACATAAGATCACCGAACTAACTGGTGGTAACTCGGTAATTGATACATCAACAACTGATGTTGGTTACAACGCAGTTTATAAGAAGCACGGTTTCTACTACTTTGACAGTGCAGCAGATCCTACAGTAGGCGCAAGAGCAGGATCACTTCTACAGTCCGATGCCTATGGTAAGTTCGTAGGTCAGGGTTCTGCAGAAACACAAGCAGTTAACGTAGCCAGAAATCAGCAAACTGTTGGTCGTTTGCTTTATACGGATGCAAGATATCCAAAAGATCAACTACAGGCAGTAGATACTTATCCTGGTTCTGGACTGCAAGGTACAGAAACAAATGGTATCCCTGCGTTTATTTATAACTTCGCAGTGGATGCTCTGACTGGAATGAGTCTAGGTACTTCTGCAAGACACGTCAAAGATATGGTAAAGAGCGGTGCTATTGGTGCAGCTTATATCCAGGTCGACGTAGCTTAACAAAATAAAGAAGGGGTACGGGGCAACTCGTACCCCTCATAAGGAGGCTGTTTAACCTTGAGAATTAGAGATTTAAAGTTGCCTGACGGATCTACAATGGATCCCGAGGACGTGCAACGTGTGGAACATCTACACTCAGCCTTTGTAAACAATGGTGTTGCCTACGATGAGGATAACGATAAGTTCATCACGATGAACCTGAAAGATGCACTTACAACAGGTGAAGTAAATCGTTTCATCCCAACTGTTGTAACAACTATTGTGCGCGAAGCTCTAGAACCAGCAGCGGTTGTAGTTAATACTATATTCCAAAGCATGGAACTGGAAAGAGGTAGACAAGTACAGATTGGTTCAATCGGCGCTATGACTGTAGCGGATATTCCCGAAGGAACCGAATACCCAGAGACCTTCCCTGACATGGGAGAAGGTACAATGATCGCAACCAACGTAGACAAGGTTGGTATTCAGATTCACTTCACAGATGAGATGATCGAAGACACTCAGTTTGATGTTATCGGCCTTTGGCTGAGAGCAGCAGGTCGCGCTTTTGCACGTCACAAAGAACTGAAGGGTTTAAAACTTCTTGATGAGATGGGTACCGTAGTATTTGATAACGATACCGGTAATACATCTATAGAAGGTTCATGCACAGGTAGAAACATTGCTGGTGCACAGAACGGTACCATGACGCTGAACGACGTATTTCAGCTTTATGCGTACCTTGTAACTCGTGGCTTCTCTCCTTCTCACTGGATTACACATCCTCTTGCATGGACAATGTTTCTCACCGATCCTGAAATAAGAGAAATCATCATGTCTGGAGATGTACTTGCTACTAACAGAATTCCACAGGGAGTAGCAGGTGGCGGATGGCCTACTGAGTTTCAGGGAGGAGGTCAACGCACAGCGGCAACTGGTGAGTACTCGGAAACTGGTACTGCTCCAACTAACATTCAGGGAAGAAATGGTGCTAACGCATTCCTTACCTCTCTGAATCCGCTGGGTAATACTCATAATATTCCACCAAGAGGGCTTCCCGCTCCTCTTACTATGATCGTAACTCCATGGATGGCTTACAATGCTACTGGCGGAAACCTCGCTGCAGCAGCAGGCTTCCCATCTACATCTATCGCAATGGTAGATGCAAATGCTACTGGTGTTCTGATCAATAGAGAATCCTTGAATATCGAAGAGTTCGACAAGCCACTCGTAGATATGCACGGATTAAAGTTAAGAGAAAGATATGGATTTATGTCCATCGAACAAGGTAAGGGTGTAGCTCTTGCTAAAAGCGTAATCCTTGATAGAAATTACGTATTCGATAACACTAACTCCGTAACGCTGTCAGCACTTGCTGACACAGACTTTATCTAACAACTAATGATGGGGGGCTAGTTTATCACTATCCCCCCATCATATGAGGAAAATATGGCTACACGAGCAAAGAAAGAAGAAGAAGTAGTAGTTGAAGACGTAGTAATCGCAGAAGTTGAAGAAGTTGAAGAAGATGATAACGAAGTACATATACGTTTAAAGAAAGCTCAAATTTGCATAGATGAAAACCTAGGGTTGAATCTAAATGCACTTATGAACAGAACTACTGCAATACTAGATAAGAGAGATCTCAGTGACATAGATAAACAACGTCTTAGATCTCTAGTTGGTTCTAAAGATATAGAAAAGTTCGATCCATCCTTGCCAGAACCAATGAACATTCCCGAATATAAATTAGATCTATCAGATACAGTAGAGTTTAAGTTTCTTAATGATGCTAAGACAACAGACAAGCAAGTTATGAATTACGTTACTAACGCACTTAATACTCCTCGTGCTGCTAGAATCCCATTAAAGGTTTTGTACTCCCTTGAAACTCTAGGGCAGAACAAAGCACTAAAGCCCAGACTACCCGTAGTCGAAGCTATAGTAAATGGTCTTGAAGCGATTGGAATAGCAGAAAAGGATGCTGCTCTAACTCCAGTAGAAAAAGATAAGTTGGTAGATGCAATCGAACAACATACACGACAAGTTGAGCGTGGAGTATCTGCTACTATGAGTGACGAATCTGATGAAGTATTAAATTCGGTACAATAATGGCTTCTAGAAAAACTAAGAAGAAATCAACTAAGGGTACTAAAAAGAAGAAAAAGGGGACGAGTAAATACTAATGGCAACGCCTTTCCATGTTATATCACATTCCCCGAGCGGACATATAGTTCCCGTTAATTCAAATATAGTAGTTGAATTTAACGAGAAAGTAGATCCTTTAACGGTGAACCCTCTTACACTTACAATAGTGGAAGCGGATACCCTAGATGTTCCTCGTGGTACTGTAATAACTTCTGGTGCGCAAACGCAGTTGGTCTTTCAACCCGAATCTTATTTAAACATTTTAACTAAGTATAGGGTATCGGTACCAACACCAGGAATAAAAGATGTAGATGGAAATAACCTTGCAGATCCCTTTGTATGGAACTTCACGACATCACAGAATGAATTAGTTGGTGGATCGGAGATAGAATGGGCAGCAGGACAAGCTTCTGCAGTCACTACACGTACACCAACGTTATGGAATTCTATACTAACCAACGCTAGTGGTACCATAGAACACGGCGATGGAAAGATAAGTACCACAGTTAAATCACTAGAATTAGTATTAAATGGTTCACCTTCAGGTACCTTTAGCGATCTTTCGGGCTATTTTGGTATTAAGGCAGTAGATGTTTTAGGTTATACCTTAACAGGGGACCATATAGCAGGACCTTCAGGATACTTCATAACTGCATCTGGTAATGCGATTCATGTAGCACTACCTACAGGAGCAGTATCTGGAAGTACATTCCTAGCTAATAATGCGGAATATACCGTAACACTTAAATCTGGTGCAACAGCTTCGGGGTTTGCCCCAACTACAGAAGATCAAACTAAGTCATTTATGACTGAGTTTTATCCGATGTATACAACTGACGTACTTGTAAGATTATTTGCCGGACCGTTCGTAGCAGATATTCCAGATGACACAATACGCAGAGTTGCACTTCAGCATTCAAGAAAACTAACTGTCTTCAATGGTAGTACAGTTTATGGTCCAGTACCATATTACGTAACAGACTATGTAACATGTCAGACTGCAGTAGATGTAATACGTCAAGAGTTTTCAGCTATGGCTCTTAAGGCAGGAGAGAAACACCTTGGTGATCTCTCTATAGATGCTGACGTTACATCAGTAAAGAAGTTAATGGATGATACTATAAAGCATCTGCAGGCATGTGCTGATGAAGCATTTGGATTAGTTAGAACTGGTGGAAGAAGAGTCAAGCCTCTAGTAACAACTAGGGGTAAATACAACTTCCCTAATCATTCTAGACTATTACAAATGGGAGATACGTACGTTTGTGATGGACCAGCATCATTGAGAGATAGCGGAGGAAGAAGAGAGATCATAGAGAAGTGGCTAAATGGTGCTCCACTACCTTCAAGATTACATTGGGGTCAGTACATATATACAGTAACTAACTATCCGTTGGTGAGTTAAATTGGGTTTAGATCTATTTAGAAAAGCAGTACCAGATACAACTAAAGTAGATAGATTCGGAAATGGAATCAGAGGAGTAGATCTAAGAGAAGAGTTTGATTGTTTTGTAAATGGTAATCAAGATTCACAAGGACACGGTTACTGGGCAGTATATAGAAGATTTGATACTAGTCAAAACTCAGATCTATATAACAGAACTACGGGTAAAGGTAAATATTTCAAACCTACTGGTGAAGGTGTAGGTGGACAATCATACCCATACGAAGATGAATTAGTAAGAACTGCTAAAAGAGCATTAACTGTTACAGCTTCAAGATTCAAAGTAGAACAAGAAACACCATTTGGAAATATACCAGTTCTATATAGGCAATTTTACTTTGCACATGATATGAAACCTAAGGAATCAGATCTCATTTATGAGATTGATTACGAAGGTAATGATGAACCAACAGGTATTGAACCTCCATACATGCAAGCATGGAATATTAACTTAGTAGAACCATATAGATCGGATGGAGGACGCATAGAATACTATGCATGTATATGTGGTATTGAAGTTATAGGTAGACAATAATGGCACAACAAACTACAAACACAACCATTACTACAGATGATCTACCTATAAGTGAGTTTGAAAATTGGGAAGAGCCAGCGTGGGTTGGTACTAGATCAGAAAAGCCAGCATCTATAGAAGATGCGATGATATTAATCTACCAGATAATGTCAGTAATGAAACCTGATCTACGATTCACTCCAGCTTATCCAGATTACATTATAGATTCAGAACTCACACAAAAGATTGAAGACGCTCCACAAATGCCAGATGAATCTATAGCATGGAGCGTTATAAGTATGAGACCGGGGTCTCGTTCTAAAGTACCATTCGGTAGAAATAAAGAATTGAGACCAAGACTCAGAGAAGTGGGAATACCTAACAATAGAGAGATAGCGTTAGGAAATGAAATTCCCGAAACCGAAATCATAACCTATGGTCAACAGTTTGATAGTATTATACAGTTTGATTGTTTTGCTAAGACTAACTTTGATGCAGAACGTTTAGCTACTGATTTCATTAAGACTATGACGAATCACTCTCCGACTCTGATTAAATTTGGAGTCTCCAGATTTTACTTCTGGAGAAGGTTACGTGATGCATTTCTGCTTCAATTTAGAAATGGGATCATAGCAAGGTCCGTGCAGTATTATATGAAGAGCGAAGAAGTTACTTTCGAGGAAGTTTCTAAACTCAAAAGTATAAGGATTGCATTAGAAGAAATGCGCGATGAGGGTACGAACTACCCTGATTGGGCAACTCGTGTAAAGGAAAAGGCTTTAGAAAAGTAAAGACTAAATGCTGACTCCTCTTAACAACTAGTCGTACGAGGAACACGAAATGTTCCTTTTACCAAGGAGGCGATTTACCTTGGCAAATCTTCCAGGGGTAAGTTCAATATGGAAGGACACTGACTTCTCACAACCGCGTCAGCAGTTGCAAGGAGCACCTTCAGTCCTGGTTATCGGTACGGCGGTAGATGGACCACCTAATGTTCCGATTGCTATTAGAAACGTCGATGAAGCTAAAGCAATCTGGGGCAACTTTTCTGGTGGTACACTTATCAGAGGGATCGAAGAGGTATTCATCGGAGCAGGTTCTGCCGTTCTGGACATCAGAGGACTACGTCTAGATGGTGGCTCAAAGGCAACTCTTGAGATACTTGAAACAACCGGATCTACTACTGCTGCGCAGCAAACAGATGCAGATGCTTATGCACTCTTGCTTACTGCCAGACAACCAGGAGAGATCTATAACCACGTATCTTTGGGATATAGAGATGGTCAAGTAATTGAGATCTTTAACCCTAAGACCGGTATTACTTCGAGATTCGATTACGATCCTAACCGAAACAATGTACAAGCAGATGTACATAACGTAGCTGATTTAGTTACAGCTATTAATTCCGATCCAAACCTAAATGATATAGTAATTGCTCAGTATAGAGAACTTACTGCAGCATTTGAAATGGCAGTAAGGTACGACCCAGGTTCTTCAAGACCAAACGCATCAGGTGTATACCAAGATTCAACTGGTAGACATTCGATTACTATTGCCGATCGTGTAGCGCAATGGGATTCAGCGTATGATCCTGAAGGTGTAGGTGGATCTGCCATCTACGCTAATAACTGGCTAAATAATGCAACACCATCTGGTGGTCAAACAGCAGGTAATAATATACAGAAAGTTAATAGAGTTTACTCTATCTCTGATATTGGTGCAGATGAACGTTTAGCAGTTGCCGGAGGAAGTACCGCAACATTAGTAAATCAAGCAGTTAACATGAGCGATAGAAGTGGTTATACAAGTATAACTGCTCTGAAGGATTATCCTTCAGCAACTACTGGCTCACTTGATGGAGACCTATCATATGGACCATCTGGTACGACTGCTGTAAGTGAAGTAAGACAGGTTGTAACTGGTCTATACGTTGGTACCGGAGACGGAACCACAACTACATTCTATTGGGATGCAGCACAATGTATAGATGATGGAGATCCTTGGGATGATTCCTTAGTACATAAGGCAATTGCATCAGGTGAAAACATTCTTACAACATCAACAACCGGATACACTGGTTCTGGTGATAATAGAGATCTAGTTGGACATCTTATCGAGACTGACACAAGAGAGAAATTGTGGGATGGTGTTTCCGTTGGAAACGGCGGAGTAGCAACTGCTTCAGGTTCATTTGAAGCTTTCCTCGATACAGATACATCTGGAGTTCCTATTTCAGGTTACACGATAGCTTGGGATGGAGCAGCAGCAACAGTAACAGAATATGGATCACCTAGAGGTAATATTTCCTTCTTGACTGCTCCAGCTAACGGCGTGGACATCTCTGTAACTTATAAGAGTATTCCACATACAATGTCTGAGTCAACAACAAAGGCAGCCGCAACAGCAACATCTACAGCATGGGACAAGTGGAGAAGATACTTCGTTAGTGGAAACAACATTACATTCGGTGCAACAGTACCTGCTGATGTTGAAGTTCGCTATAGAAAGATCCAAGATTTTGAACTTGGAACACAAGTTGATGTAATTGCAGATCCTGTAGGAAGAATAGGAACACCTACAAGTTCTGATACTTACTCAACAATCAGATTCCTTGACGCAGGGAACCAGCCTGGTCCTGGATCTACTTCAGGTTTGGTAGACAATCAAGATACCATAATTGGTATAAATTATGATTTCCTACCAGAGTTTCCTAACCTGACATCCTTTAAGTCATTGGGTGGAGGAAGTAATGGAAACACTCTATCAGCAAGTGCACTATATGATCAACTATCAGATACTGCAGATGCTATAGAAAACTACGCGGTGGATTTCATTGTCCCAATGGGTGTTAACATTGATGCCAATAAGACAGTTCCAAATCCCCGTACCGGACTTGACCAAACAGTCAACGCAGGATACGGCGATCTGTTTAAGACTCTGGTCAATAATTTGACACAAAATGTTGATGAGAGTCAGATTATGCTGGGAGTGGAATCACCTTCAGCCACTGATCCGAAGACAATCAATACTTGGGTAGAAGAACTAACACTTAAGGTTCCTGGAGAATTAACTAAATCTGCTAATGTTATTGCGGACTTCGATGAGAGACTTATATCTCTGGTAGCGTTTGAACCAGTTATAGGTAACAAATTCGAGGGTACTACTTATTCCGCAAATGGACAAGCGATTTATACAGGACTAGTCGCAAGCTTAGACGTGACTAGAGCTTCAACTAACCAACCATTAAGAAGTACTAATCAGCTAAGATTCCCTCTGTCAAGAAGACAACTTCTAGACATGATTGATGGTAGACTAGTTGTAGCCAAACCAAGCATCGGTAACCCTAATGAGTACGTTATTGTTAAGGGTATAACTGCTGCAGCAGTTGGTTCTAAGTACCAAAACGAATGGGCAACCAGAGTCGTAAGACTCGTCATGAATATCGTACGTGCAGCAGCAACACCTTTTATTGGTCACGCCAATACAAATGCCGCACAAATAGCTATGCAGACAGCCATTAACTCCGGCTTGAAGCAGATGATCGGTGTCGCACTTCTAGGTTATGACTTCAAAATCATAACAACTCCACAGATGCGCGCACAGGGTTTGCTCGATATAGATCTATCCTTAGTACTAGTAGGGGAAATTTCTGAAATTCGTACAGTCGTACATATCCAAGATACAGTTTAACTAAGTCTGGGGGAGGGTTCTCCTCCCCCAGCTTTTAAGGAAGGTGACTATCAATGGCTAACGCCACAGATCTACTTGATAATACGTATACATCTACGTATACCAGTTTCGCTGGAACTGATATACAGGCTGTATTAGATGGTCGCCCTATTGGGAACTTGATGGGTATATCATACTCTGTAACTCGTGAGAAAGCTCCTATCTATACGATGGGTTCTGTAGATCCGAGAGGATACTCAAGAGGTAAAAGAGGTATTGCTGGATCATTAGTATTCACAATATTTGATAGATCCGCTCTAAGCAATTTAACTGATAAGGATCAACCACGACATGCGAAGTATTTCGCTAAGTTCACTGACGTTGCGTCTCCTGGAGATTTCGCAGCATCAGGTGGTAGTGAAGTTCCAAGAAACGATGCTGCAGGAATAATAGATGCTGCAGGTGGAACAGTAGGACCTAACGGTCAACTATTCCATCGTGACTTGAGAAACGTTAACTATGTTGATCAGATGCCTCCATTCGATATTGTACTCTCTGCGGAAAATGAACTAGGTACTCGTATGTTCATGCAGATTCTGGGAGTAGAACTATTGAATCAGGGATCAGGTGTATCGGTTGATGATATTGTTATTGAGAGTCAGATGACTTTCGTTTCAAGATCAATCATTGATTGGAAGCCAATCGAGAACGCAAGAGGAGCTGCTGCAGGCAGCACGCGTCCAGCCGTATAACTAATTAGGGGGCTAGTATAAGCTAGCCCCCCTAATCCCC